ACTAGAAGGTATCTCTCCCGTTGCTTCTAAATTAGCTATAACTTCAGGAGTTAAACTAGAAGGTATCTCTCCCGTTGCTTCTAAATTAGCTATAACTTCAGGAGTTAAACTAGAAGGTATCTCACCTATAGCAGCAATATCTTGTTCTGCAGTATTTGGTCCTTGAAATGCGTATTCGTCTAAAGAACGATCTACTAGGTTTGTAAGTCCAGTTCCTCGTTTTGTTACAGGTTCGCCAAGCACTTGTTGATTATATACACCACTACCTTTAAATTTGTTTTCTTTACCACTTTGCACTCCCTTAACTTTATCTGTAACATATTTGCTCGCTTGTGTGGGTGTTTCTAATGAGGCTGTTGTACCGCCACTTATAATGCCAGCACCAATCCACGTCTTCATATTCTTTCCTAAAGCTATAAATGCTTCAGAATCTAACAATTTATTTGCTGTACTAAAAAATTCTTCAGTTGCTTCTTGTGTAGCTTCTGTAACAAATTCTTTTGTAGCACTACCAAAAGTTATAAATTTCCCTTTGCCCGTAAATGGTATAGCATTAAGAGCACCACTCATAGCAGCGCCCCCAGAAGCAAAAGCCCAATCTGTAGCATTTGGTACTTCACGTCCGTTCTTTTTAGCTTGAGCCATAGCTATTGGGCCAATTATTTGCATACTTTCTACTAATGCTGGCCCTGCAAGCCCCCCAACAACAGCGCCAACTGCAGTACCAGGCGGCCCTGCAACCGCAGTACCAGCAGCACCGCCCACAGTAGCACCTGCTATTCTACCTATAACGGCTGCTATAAGATTAGCGCCTTGTTCTACTATAGCATTATCTAATTTAGTCCAATCGTAGTTTGAACCTTCACCTTGCTTTATAAATTCTTGTGTAGCTGATGGCCCTTCAAATTCAAGTTTAGATCTTGCTTCTTTTGCCCAAGCAGTAAGTTTTTCATTCCCCATTGTTAGTGCTGCAGCTTCTACACCTGTTAAATAATTATCTAACGTTTGGTCAAAACCCCGATCAAAATCTTTTCCATATTGTTCAAAAGTATCAAAAACATTGGCACGAGGAGCATAGTTATTACTATCACTTATAGGATCTATACCCATACCCGCAATACCACGACCAGGCTCATAAAACTCTTCTCCAGTTCCTTCAAATAAATAATTAGGATTTACCCTTGGGCCAGACGGGTCTATAAAAGTGGCTTCTTGTTCTTTATCTGTGCGGAACTCCCCATAAATAGGGTCTAAACGCCCCATACCTGCAATTCCTAGACTCTCTAACTCTTCTTCTGCGGTTTTTGCTGCTTCTGCTTCAGCGGCTAACTTAAAAGCTTGATTTTCATCGGCAGACGCTACTTCAACACCTTCTGTTGTATCACCAGCTTGGGCTGATTCAAACCCTTCAAAAAGTGCTTTTTGGGTATCAGTAAGTTCTACTTCTTCAGGTGCAGGAGATACACCCGCAGTCTCTAAATCAGCTATAACTTCAGGAGGTAAAGGCGCAGGTGTGGTTTCAACTACTTCTTCTGTTTTTCTTCTGTCTTCTTTAATTTGTTTTAATTTTTTTTGGTACTCCCCATAGGCAATGTCCCCTTCCCCTGCATCCCAATCATCTGCTGCTCTATCATTTGAAGGTCTATACGTACTTAAAAACAATGGCCTAGACATTTCTTTGTCAGAATCTAGTACAGGTGCACCCATTTCTTTTTCTGCTACCGCTGGAGTTGCTTCTGCCATTATTTCTTCTACAGGTTCACTTACAGGAGCTAATTCCTGTTGTGCGGCTAGTTCTTGTTCTGCAAAAGCTTTATCTGCTGCATCTCGTCTAGCTTTAGAACTATATTCATCTCCAAACATATCATAACGTGGAGTTTCTAAATACGTTTTTACTTTATTACCTAGTTCTGCGGCACCTTGATTATTTAAACTACCTATAAAAGCATCGCCCGCATTTTGTCCCTGTAACCCTGCTTGAGTTGCAGCGACAATAGCTTCATTAAATTCTTTAGTTTTAGGACTCAAAGCATCTATATTATCAGTTAAAGAATTAGCTACACCCGCTAGTATACCTTCATTAACGTTCCCCCCTGATTGAACAAACGTCGTTACGGCTGCATCAACAGATTGTTGTTGGCTTTCTGATAATTTATCAAAGTTAGGAATAGATTTACTTAAATAATTATTTGACGCTTTAGCAATTTCTCCACCTATACCTCCCATTAACGCAGTTTTTAAATCACTACCCGCAGCCGCAGCCACTGCAGCTTTACCTACAACACCGCCAATAGCAGTAGACACGCCAGCACTAACACCTAAATTTGTTACTGCATTAGTAGCTACTGCCGTAACCTGGTTTGCAACAGTAGGAGCAATAGCAGATAAAGCTAAACTTTTTGCTACATCACCAATATTACCGCCTTTAGCCACAGTTGAAGCGCCGTTTATAAGAGGAATAGCCCACGTTTGTCCCGTTACCGTTGCCCCGATTGTAGCTATAGCAGTTATAGGGTCACTAGTTACAGCTTTTGCAACGTCCTCAACAACGTTTACCACTGGATCTATTATATCTTCTACCGCATCAACAATGTCACCCGCTACATCTCCTACGGTTTTTACAATTTTCTTTATTCCACCACTCATGCTATAACCCTTTATCCAATGGCTCTTCACCAAGTTTTACAAACAATACATGGTGATTATCTTCTGCGGGTTCTAATTGAAATACAGAGTCAGTTTTATCAAATACTTTTTTTAATGCTCTCATAGCAGGTAACATTACATCGCCTTCAAACTGAGTAACATAGTCAGTTATACCTCGCTTCTGCAAATATCCTGCGTATTTCAATATATTACGTACATAATTACGTCCTATGTCTGCATTTAACGGACGACCAACAACTTTATCTTTGTTTGCACCAGCACCAAAATGACCAATAAATACAGTATTACCTATTTGTACTACATCTGCGGTTTCAGTTTCTTTGACAATAGTCATCATTGCTGTCTCCACAGGCATATCCCCTGTACCCACATTTTCTAATGCCATAGTTATGACTGCTGCGGGGGGCAATATTTTTTCTTTACTATCTACGACTCCCATAACAAATCCTAAGTTATTTCAAGTATACTAGCAATTACATGTAATCTATTTGCTGTTGCGGCGGTGACTTTTAATATTTCAGACGCTTGCACTACAAGAGGTGCAGTTAGTAGTTCTGTTGTACCGTTAGCCCCAATGGACTTGGTTTTACATATACTATACACATCACTACCACTAGTTAAAGTTAAAGTCAAAGTATCTGCATTACCAGAATCTTCAGAGACTAATATAGATTTTACTATAGCCGTTGTCGAGGCCGCGCAAGTATATAATGTCGTAACACTTGTGGATGTTAGGTCTAGTTTCGCATTTGTATAAGTATTTGCCATTACGCTATAAACCACCCAACTGCATCAGCTTTATCTGCTAAAGAAGTATCTCGTAGCACATTATCTAATTGATTAAAGTATAAACGTAAAATTTTATTAAACTGTTCAAACTCTGCAGCGCTGTATTCTGTAGGGGGGTAAGGTAGAGCAGGGGCACGGAACTCTACAGTATATTGGTCAGCCATTAACGTCTCCCATCTGCACGTAAGTCAACTCTTGGGGAACCCAACTGCCATTGTACACCTGTTGCGCTAGATTCTATCTTCATCGTCATCTGTCTACCCCTTACACGCGTGTGAATTTGACTTGTATAAGCCTCAACAGGAGAAGTGGCAGACCGCGTAACTGTACCTGTATTTACACCACTCTCAGAATTGGGGGAGTTATACCCTGAACCCGAAGCATTTAATGGGTAAAAAGTCATATTTATAACAGGACTATCAGCCGTAGATCCCTCAAAAGAAACATCAGGAAGGACACGAGACATTAACATAAACTGATGTCCGTCGTCTAAATCAAACTCTGAAGAAGTTATAAAGGCAGAAATAGCGGCGGCGGTGCTTGTTTCATTGTCATCAATACCGTTTTCATGGTCAACGAGTAACGAGTTATAGGTGGCAGCAAGTGGATAAGAACGTAGACCTGAATCAAGCCATGCTGTGCGTGCCATAGAACCATAATACCAAATATCTTCTAAGTAATTATAAACCACATATTTATCAATGCTAGACGCACTTGAAGAACAGTAGAACCACCACACTTCGTGAAACGCTTCGTTACTTCCTCCAAACACTTGGTTATACTGTAGAGGATTAAAGTCTGTGAATACATATTTACGTAAGTCACAAGGAAGCGGTTGAACTCTACCATCATATTTATAAAATTTATCTTTACCCATCCAGTAAGACACACCGTTAGCATAAGCTACACTATTTTGGGAAGTTATAGAGATTTGTTCCCCAACAAGTGTTGCGCTCCATACCCCTGAACTTGCACCAACATATTGTAACGAGTATAGAGATGAGTCTGTCCAAACAAGTACCTCTTGTCGTGACTGAGCTGCGGTAACTATTTCTGTACCACGAGATAGTCGTAAGCTACCTGCTTGATTTGTAGCTGCAGGAGTCCAATTTGTAGCATCTTCTTGGTCAGACCAACGAATAAGCATAGGATCTTTTGTAGAAGTGCCCAGCACATTAGTACCAAAACAAAACACAAATCTACTAATATCTGATACAAGTATAGAGTTTTGTACTGTCGGTACATCCGAAGCACCTGATTTACTAGATAACAACACCGCACGGGTAGTTAATGTACCTGAAGCGTCCCAATAATAAATGGAACCATCCCTATGCCCAAAGATTAAATCTTCACCAAAGTTTTGTTGTGACCATATACGTAAGGTTTCTGTGTCTGAAATACCCTCTCCCCAAGCACCAGAACCCCAACCACTAGCACCCCAACCAACAAGAGGGTTAGCAGAAGATGCGCCTGAATTTATTTGGTAAGCGCCTACAGCAGAACTACCGCCACTACCCGAATCAGAACTTGTAGCTGCAATATTAGTGTATAAAGCATTAGTTATAGTGTCAGAATTAAAACTTTTTGCGGTAATAGTATACTTGTTTGCGTCTTCAATGTTGAGTATTTGGTATTCTTGGTTAAGTATTGCAGCAGTTATGTTACCGCCTAGAGCATCCGCCCCGCTAAAAGTAACAAAATCATTAGCTTTTGCACCGTGACTACTGTCTGTAACGACTATAGTAAAGCAATTTACAGTAGCATTATCATTATGTGAGGCCGCAGTAGTGCTAGTTGTCGCCCCAGAAGAAAGGTAAGATGCGCCTCGTGTACAACCTGTAAAGGTGTTACTGCTTATAGCCGAATAGTCTATTACTTCGCTATCTATTATAAGTTTGCCAGAAGTAGGGAATCCTGTAGTATCATCTATAGTTATTGTGGTGTCATCGGCATCTATAGCGCCATTTAACTGATCTGCTGAAGCCGTAAAAGTAACATCCCCTGCAGAAGTAGTTGTACGTAAAGGTGTTATGTCGTTATACCCACCACCATTCTCTATGTAAAACTTTAGGTGTGTCCCGATAGCAATCAAGTTTTGACTATCTAAAGTAATCCAATTCCATAAAGAACGGGCAATACCTAGAAAAGTTGCTTCTGATATACGAGTCCAACCACCAATTTTTTCAGGGGTTCCTTGACGAAAACGGATGTTATTGCACTCATACC